CCACCGGGACGAGCCGGGGGAGGGTGATGGTGCGCATCAGAACTCCTCCTCGGGCGGGAGGTCGTCGATGAGCTCGCCTGAGACGTAGTCGCCCGGCTCGCCCTCGGTGATCTCGCCCGTGAGCGGGTCCACGCCGTCAGGGACGGGCTGCCCGGACTCGATCGCGCGCTCACCGAGCTGCCGGTTCTGCAGGGTGGAGCCCTTCACCTCGTCGGCGTTCAGGGCAGACACCAGCGATGCCGACTTCGGCAGGGTCTTGATGAGCTGACGCAGGACGGTCTTGCGCTCCATCCACCGCATCGGGTCGGCGATCTTCCCCGACGGGCCGGTCTTCCCGCCGCGCAGCGCCTTCACCTCTTCGGGTGACAGGACCACGAACGCGCTGGCGCCGGTGGTGAGCTTCGCGACCGCGTAGTAGGCGATGACGTCGCCGCGGTTGCTGCGGGCGGGCTTGTGCCGCAGGAACGGTTCGAGCCCGTACGCGTAGTCGAAGTCGTCGTTCTCGTATACGGCTTGCGCGTCGAGGTGCTGCGCGAGCGGCGACTGCCAGAACAGCTTGGCCATGCCCTGGTAGCCGATGATGAACTGGCACTCCTTGCCGTAGGGCACCAGGTAGGCCTCTCCGTTGACGCCCGGTTCGAGGCCGAGCGCGGCGGAGGTGAGGAGGGCGCCGGCGAACGACGCGGGCTCGCACTGTGCGAGCTTCGGCGTCTGCCGCACGACAGTGAGGGCGAGCCGGGCCATTCGGTCGGCGTCCATGTGTTTGGGCAGCGCGCGGGCGATCTCGGGCTGCAGGTCCTGGATGAAGTTTGCGATGGTCTGGGGGCGCTGGCCCTGGTGGACCTCGACTGCGTCGCGCACGGAGCGCTGGTTGGTGGTCATGCTGCGTTGGCCTCTTCCTTGTCGGTGAGCCCCCGGCCGGGGACCACGAACGGCTTGGAGTCGCCGCGGGTCTGCCGGGTGGCGTAGGTGATGTCTGCGAAGCGGGCGCGGCGTGCGCGGCCCATGGCGGCGGCGACCCGGGACCGGGCGCCGGTGTATGCGCGTTCTGCGGCCTTGTGCTGGCGCAGGGCGCTGAGGAACTCGGCCGCGAGCTCGGCCTCGAGCTCGACGTCGACGTCGTCGATGTCGGGGTGCAGCTGCCGCAGCGCCTCGTAGGTGTGGGACGAGTCGTCGATGTCGGGTTCGACGCCGGCGGCGACGGAGTCGAGGAACGCGCGCATCTGCTGGCGCACCCAGGCGGCGTCGTCGGCGTCGTAGTGCACGACGTACTCGCGGAACTCCATGAAGGACGTGAGGACCGCGAAGTGGCACACGTGGATACCCGTGGTGTCCATCTGCCACAGGGCTTGCGCCCGGTAGTAGGGCGGGACCTCGTCGGTGCCGGGCTCGCCCCACTCCCAGTCGTTGTTCGAGGTCTTCGCCTCGAGCAGCGCCACCGGGGTGCGGTCGATGTTGCGCCGCATGCAGATGCCGTCGGGCGAGGCGACCTGCCAGTCGCGGTCGTTGTGGATCCACGAGCCGGTGGGGTCGACCTGCCAGTTGGGGTGCTGGTCCTTGAACCACCACCGCAGAGCCGGCTCGAGGTAGTGACCGCGCTTGAGCACGTCCTGGTCCTCGTCCTCCCACGGGATCCGGCCGGCCATGCGCTGCCACAGTGAGTACGGGGACTCGAACGGGGACAGCCCGAGGGCGGCGCCAACCTTCGACGCGCTCATGCGCTTGGCCCACTCGGGGTCGCCCGGCTTGAGCTCGTCGACGAGGTGGGCGGTGGGGAGGGCGTTCACAGCCGCCCTCCCGCCATGGCGTTGCGGAACGACGCGGCCTCGTCGCAGCCGGTGCACAGGCCGCCGGTGGTGGCGTAGTTCTCGCCACCGCACGGGCCCTCACAGTGCGACGGCTCCTCCATGGCCTCGAACAGCTCACCGGCGAGTTCCTCGGCCTGGTCGGGGCCGAGCATGAGCTTGAGCGCGGACGTCATCTCGAGGCGCTGCAGGATGGCGCGGCGGATGCGGGTGTGCTCGAGCGACCCGACCTTCTGGTTGGCCAGCAGCGTCATGAGGTGCCCGTTGCCGCGCAACGCGAGGGCGATGTCGGACAGCAGGCCGGCCGCGATGGGGGACAGGTCGACCTCGACGGTGTAGGTGTCGCCGTCGACGATGCGGGTGGCGGTGGGACGGTTCGCGTCGATGCGGTTGTGGCTCATGCCGACACCGCCATCAGGGCGAAGCCCTCAGCCCGGTACGTGGTGAACCGGTGGTCGGGGTGGTAGCCGTCGACGCGGTGGGTCTCGCACCGGTAGGTGCGGACGACTGGGCCGGCGACCGAGGTGTAGTCCTGCTCGTAGGTGGCGACCTCGTCGCAGTCGACGACGGCGTCAGTGCCGAGCGGGCGGTGCAGGCCGGTGCAGATCGCGCGGCCATCGGCGTCGACCTGCTGGCCGGCCGCGATGCGGGTGGTGCTCACAGGGCCACCACCGTCGCGTCGGCCTGCGGCAGGTAGCGGACGTAGACGCGGGTCTCACCGTTGACGGTGCGGCACGCGGCCTCGAACCGGCCGGCGGTGTCGCGGAAGTCGATGAGCTTGCCGCAGTTGATGGTGTTGGACTTGGCCCAGCCGGACTTCTTGTCGGCGGCGTCGAAGGTGGCGAGGATGGCCCACCGGTTCGGGTTCTCGCGCAGTGCTTGGGCGAAGTCGGCGTACTTGCCGCCGCGGCCGACCTTGGTCGGGGGCTCTTCCCAGACGAGGTTGGCGGCGGTGACCGGCTTGTCCTGGTGAAGCTTGATGACGTTCATGAGATGATGCCTTTCGGTTCGTGAAGCCCGGTTCTGCTTGGTCGTGGGGCCGGGCTTCCGGCTGTCTGGGGTCAGGCGGCGGGTCGCTTGGCGACCCAGGTCTCGAGGTCCTTCTCGCTGATGCGCCAGCAGGCGCGGCGCTTGCCGGCGGAGAGGTTGCGGGCGGGCAGGTGGCCCGTGCGCATCCAGAGCGCGGCGGTCTCGGGGTGGATCGCGAGGCGTTCGGCGACCTGCGCCGGCGTGAGGAGCTGGGCGGCGCTCATGCGGCGTCCTCGTCGTGGACGATCTCGAAGAGGTCGTCTAGCTCGGCGTCGAGAGCGGAGCAGAGCGCGGCGATGAACTTGGGGCCGGGCTGTTGCTTGCCGCGCAGGACCCGGGACAGGTTGCCGGCGTCGATGCCCATGGCTTCGGCCAGGGCGGTGTCGGTCTTGAGGCCCTTCCAGCCGCGGATCTTGGCGACCATCTCGGTCTTGAGGCGGAGGGTGGCGACCATGTGCACTGCCCCTCCCTTCTGTGTGCTGGTCCGCTTGACCTGCTGTCTTGCGGCGATGTGGATAACGTAGGGCAATGCCTTGCAGAAACGCAATGCGAAAAGGTAACAGTTGGGTAACGAGGTACTTGCGCAAGGTCACCTAGCGGTTGACCTGCGGAAAGACAGTCGTGTAAGCCGGTGACCTGTTGCATTGCGTAAACGCAAGGCATGATGGGGCGCATGAAGAGCCCCCGTGGACGCAATACCGTTTCCGGCATGAGCTGGTGGACCTACGTCACACACGCCTCGGGGACAGATAGCCCCAAGGCGATGTCACTGGCGACGGGGATCGACGCCCCAAGCTTCTCCAAAATGAAGACACAGGGGCACATCCCCAAGCCCGAGACGGTTGCCAGATTCGCCAGGGCCTACGGCCGACCGGTCCTAGAGGCATTCGTCGCCGCTGGCTTTCTCGAGCCCGAGGAGGCCAAGGTTCGCCCGGGACCCTCCCTGGACTTCTCCCGGCTCACGAACAAGCAGCTCCTCGAACTCGTCGAGAGCCGAATGATCGATGATGGGAGTGGTTTCGGTGGAGCCTCCATAAGGCAGGGCCCCTGGGGCAACAGTGATCCAGTGTCAGACCCGGCTTCTACGGTCCCTGAGGACAAGGTCGCGATGGACGACCCAGACCTCCTCCCGGAAGCGGAGGCGCAGGAAGAGGAACCATGATGGACATGCTCGGCGTCGCGCAGGAGCGCGGCATCCGGGT